GGCAATCTTACAGTATCTAATGGTGATATTAGTGCAAGTGGAAATATATCTGCTGGTACCATTACATTGACAGATAGTGGTGGCATTACACTATCTGAGGGCAATCTTACAGTATCTAATGGTAATATTAGTGCAAGTGGAAATATATCTGCCGGTACCATTACATTAACTGATAGTGGTGGCATTATACTATCTGATGGCAATTTTACAGTATCTAATGGTACTATTAGTGCAAGTAGTGACATATCTACAACAAGCGGTGATTTTAATACAACTTCTGGCAATATTCTTGCACCTTCTGGTGAGGTTAGTTGTCAATCAGTAAGTACTGGATCTATTTCAGCAACTGGTGATATTTCTACATCTACTGGTGATCTTAATACATCTTCTGGGAATATTACTGCACCTTCTGGTGAGGTTAGTTGCCAATCAGTAAGTACTGGGACTATTACAGCAAGTGGTAATATATCTACAACCTCTGGGACTATTACAGCAAGTGGTAATATATCTACAACCTCTGGGACTATTACAGCAAGTGGTAATATATCTACAACCTCTGGGACTATTACAGCAAGTGGTGATATTTCCACATCTACTGGCGATCTTAATGCAACTTCTGGCAACATTCTTGCACCTTCTGGTGAGGTTAGTTGTCAATCAGTAAGTACTGGATCTATTTCCGCAACTGGTGATATTTCTACAACAAGCGGCGATCTTAATACATCTTCTGGGAATATTACTGCACCTTCTGGTGAGGTTAGTTGTCAATCAGTAAGTACTGGGACTATTTCCGCAACTGGTGATATTTCTACAACAAGTGGATCTATTACAGCAACTGGTGATATTTCTACATCTACTGGTGAGGTTAGTTGTCAATCGGTAAGTACTGGGACTATTACCGCAACTGGTGATATTTCTACAACAAGTGGATCTATTAGTGCAAGTGGTGATATTTCCACATCTACTGGCGATCTTAATACAACTTCTGGTAATATTACCGCACCTGCTGGTGAGGTTAGTTGTCAATCAGTAAGTACTGGATCTATTTCCGCAACTGGTGATCTTAATACATCTTCTGGTAATATTACTGCACCTTCTGGCGAGGTTAGTTGTCAATCGGTAAGTACTGGGACTATTACCGCAACAACCTATACGGGTGGAATTGCAAGTGTATTAGCCCAAAATCTTAATGCGGGAACACTTCCACCACAAATTGGATATGTTTTTTCAAGTTTTGAAATTCCTAATTTTGTTGGAAGTGCCACAAGTGTTTATATGGTTAGCAGTAATAATGTTTCCGCTCCATATATTTCCTATGTATTTAGTATTGGCTTTGTCTCAACATCGGGTACAAGTACTTATGTTGATGTTGTAGTAGTCAATAATTCAAGTATAACAATTGATGCGATCGTTTCTTTTTCTATCATTGCTATGAATTAAACATATTTTATAAAATAGGCGATTGCATGATTACAATTTAATAATTATTTTTTTGATTTATTATATCGGTTAAAGTATATAATAAGTAAATTTTTGAAGATTCTTTTGTTACAATCAAAATAAAAAAAAACAATGTCTCGCACCATCCTCGATCCCCAATATGCAAACGACTTAAATGGGCTATTTGATGGGACTGGTACATTTAATGCAGGATCTATTGTTGCACAAATTGTTACGGTTGAAGATATTTTTAATGCACTTGGTACGGTTACTTGTGCTGGGGTAGTTTCAAGTGGTGCGGTTAATGCACCTTCTATTTCTCTGGGTACTGGTTCGGCCACAATTCCACTTTCCGCAACATCAAATACCTTAGTTGTTGGCACTAGTGGTGCTGGTATTGTATCGGCAGGTGAATTTACGGGGACTCAGGCTACAGTGAGTAGCATACTCACGGTTGGCACGGTTCAAATATCTACCCCAACGGCATTAACTTTAACCGTTAATGGTGGGGTCAATGCCACTTCTTTTACAGGCGGTATAGGGATGGCAGTTCTTACCGCTCAAGCCACCGGAACACTTGCCCCACAAGGTGGAGTTGTTTTCCAACTGGTTGAGATTCCAAATTTTGTTGGAAGTGCTACAAGTGCTTATGTAGTTAGTAATAATACAGCACCGGCTATACCATATCTCCCATTTACATTTTATGTCAATTTTGTCAGTACATCTTCAGGTAATACCTATGTTGATGTCACTGTAATCAATTGTTCAAGTACTTTATCATATAGTGCATCCATTGATTTTTCCGTCATTGCAATGAATTAAAAAAAATAAAAATATATAAGTATAATGCAGGAACTGTCAGAAATTTTTTATACTTTGTTAATAACCTCAACTATTGGCCTAATACTGGCAATTGCTAAAATCTGCTACAAATCTAAATGTAAGTCCGTTGACTGTTGTTGTATAAAAATAGTTCGCGATGTTGAAGGGGAAGAAAAATTAGATGAAAGGGAACCACCATCACCAAGGCCAGCGAATAATACAAGCCAAAGAGTCTAATTTTAATTTTATTTTTTTATGATCTTATAATTTAATGTGTATTAAAGATTAGAAATAACATATTATAAACAATTTAAAAATTTAGATATTAATATTTTAATATGGCACAAATAACAGAATATCAAAATTATACTATTACAGGAATGAGAATTGTAAAAAAATATGATTTTATAGATGAGATATGGCAAATGATAAAAGAATATATGGGAGTTCATGGCATTCCAGTATTATTTATTCCAAAATTTTTAAAATTAACAAAAAAACAAATGTGTTATATATCCGATACTTTACTATCTTATGACCCAGTACATATATATTGCGTTAGTTTAAAAACATATAAAAAAAATATACTAATAAAAAAAATATTAACTAGATTTTTTGATATATTTCCAAAGAAGCCATTACATATTAGAAATGGTTTAATGGATATAGTACTTGATTATATGAAAAGAAAGGGTGTAATGGTTATACAACGTGATTATATGGATTACATTTAATCATATCTAATTACTTTTTTTACAATAAAATAAAAAATAAATATACTTTAGATAAATATATATGATAAATATATCTATGTTACATAAATGATCGTAATTTTAAAATAAAAATATCATTAGATATGTATTATATGGATAAATTGAAGTAAAAATACCGGTATTTTTACCTCATATTTAATGATTTAAAGTATTTTTACAGTTATAATTTATCTAATGAGATATTATAATGTAAAAAAAGTAATTAGATATTATTTATGGTATTATTTATCTAATGTTTATTTATTTTTTTTATTTATTGTAAACTATCTAATATTATTTTTTATTTTTTGCTTTAAATTTATCGATTTAAGCAATTTAATTGATGTGATATCCAACGACAATTTTCTGGACTATAATGTCCATCATTATCTATTCTATATAATTCTAAGTCTTCTTTAAACCCATTAGCTATAGACCATTCATAAAATGGTAAAAAATTATTACTCCATTCTTCGCATACAATAATACCTTTATCTAAATATGAGGATCTTTTTAATGGATCTTTAACTCTTTGCTTCATACCAGCCCATCTTATATATAACGGGTGTGTAGATAGGTTATGTAGAATATCACCTTTTTCTATTCGTATTTTTCTTATACTACATACATTACAATTATCTGTAATTCTTTTACTATCAGCTCTTACTAATCGAATTACATTACATATGGGACATTCAACCTCTATTTTTTTTCGATTTGCATTTATTTTATCCCTATTCCTTTCTCTATATCTTTGCTGTATCTCTTTTGATGTAAATACCATTATATTTTTTATTATCACCCCAATATATATATAATGGAGTCATTTGTTTAAATGAATATTTATTAAAATTTTGGTAAATTTTTATTTCCTTTAATCTTTTGTTTTAATTTATATTGCTCATTTAATCTCTTCAATGGTATTTCTTGTACTGTTTTAGGTGTATGTTTATTTGCCCGTTTAGTTGGCCTGTATACGGGATATCCAGATTTTCCTAATAATGGATTTATATTGATCCATCTCTCATCCTTGAACCATCGTTCTAAATCATGCTCTCTATGATCTTCTTTATAGGTTCCTCCCAGTTTCTTATATGTTTTAACTATAAATCCACTTTTATATGCACTTGGCTTGTCATATATGATATTTGCATATTCTTTTACTGCTTCATATAGTTCTTTATTTACAGGGACGGGCATTATGCTTTTATATATATAATAAAAATATATTATATCATGTCTTATATATATTCGAACTTTTCAATACGTGAGATATCAACAATCATAAACGAAATGGAACAAAGCCCAGATGTTGTCTATCTTGATGTCGTCGTGTCTAATATTAATAGTGGCAGTGCTTCTAATTACGCAAAAGTATTTGCGGAATACAATGAGGCTAGAACCATACCATATTTATATGATCCAAATGAGTATTATGGCGCTGTTGTTCAATTTACCTTAGACAATACTTCCACACCATTATTGGAAGCCCAAATTGAGCCTGATCAAGCCAATGCAAATCTGACAATATATAATGTTGGATTATCTTATGGTGCAAGTAATATTATAGTACCAATTACTTATGTCCCACAAAATGCCACTGCAGTTGAGCCATTACCACCAAGCGCATTTCCAAATGGCATACAAGATTTGAATACTGGGTACTATAGTATATTTTCATATAATTATTTTTGCCAATTGGTAAATACTGCATTCGCAACCGCATTGACTCAATTAATCGCATTGGCTCCAGCAATTCCAATTACCACAAATCCACCATTTATTAAATTTGACCCAACGACTGATTTATTTGATATATCAATTGATCCAATTTTTAACCAAACTACCGCACCCACTCCAATTAATATATTGATGAATAATGCATTATATTATTTATTTTATTCATTTCCAGTTTCCAGAGTTGCAATTGGGGCAAATACATATTTTGAATTAATTTCAACCAATAATACTATTACATCAGTAACAGTCCCAGCGCCAGCAACTATATTATTACAAGAGCGAAATAGTACTAATCTCTGGGATCAAGTATCATCAATTTGTATAACTTCTCAGACTATACCAATTGTAAGATCGCAAACACTTGCCCCGGGTTTATATTATGAGGGCGGTATAATAAGATCTCCTAATAATTCATTGACTCAGCCCATTCTTCTAGAATTTTCAGTTCAAAATTCTGAATATAATAGAAGTATCACATATAACCCAACTGCGCAATACAAGACATTCTGCTTAAACAGCGACCCACCCCTATATAACTTTGATATCAAATTCTGGTATAGATCATCTACTGGAATATTGCGACCAATAGAGTTAAACAGTGGCGCAAGTCTTACCGTTAAAATTGGCTTTTTCCGTAGATCAAAACATTCGGCACTAAAACCAATGCATTAAATACATTCTAAGACATATATGATTGATTAAACATAATTATTTTTTTATATTGTATTAAACATTAGCATATATAAACATATAAAAACATAAATTTAAATATGCCAGATTATTCAAATGGAAAAATTTATAAAATTGTTTGTAATATTACAGGGGAGCAATATATTGGGGGGACTATTCAAAAATTAAGCCAACGATTAACACAGCATGTAAGGGATAAAAATAAAGATAAAGGTTATAAATCAAAAGAAATAATATTAAGAGGGGATTATCAAATTATATTAATTGAAAATTATCCGTGTAATAGTAAAGAAGAATTAGAAAGAAAGGAAAGAGAACATATTGAAGCGAATGTATGTGTTAATAAATATATAACAACAAGAACACGCAAAGAATATAGAGAAGCCCATAAAGAAGAACTGGCATTAAAGGACAAAGAATATAAGGAGGCACATAAAGAAGCGATATCTTTAAAATATAAAGAATATTATGATTGCCATAAAGAAGCAATATATTTAAAGAATAAAGAATATATTGATAAAAATAGAGAATCAGTTCGTTTGAAGAGCAAAGCATATAGAGAAAAGAATAAAGAAGAACTCAATCGCAAAAAAAGAGAATATCGTAATAAAAAGAAGCAGGAAAAAATGGAGGCAGTTGATCCTATAATTTGAGTTGACCTAATAATTATTTATTTTTTTTTTATACTCTATTACATATAATAAGCATTTTTAATAGCCACTATTTTTGAAAATGTCAAA